AGATATTTCTTCTCAACAAACAGGAAGAGATGTTGTAGCTAGAGACTTAGTATAGATTTATTCTAGGATTAGGAGGGGTGAGTATTTCTTGCCTCTCCTACATTTAATATATGGCATATACATTTTTTACAGTAACAAATGAAGCGTTAAGAAGACTTAATGAAGTAGAAATGACTACTTCAGAATTTAGTGCAGCTAAAGGTGTACAAGCGTTAGTGAAAGACGCTGTAAACAATTCACAAAGAGATATTTTTACAAGAGATAGAGAGTGGCACTTTGCATATGGTTCTACTAGTCAGACTCTTACAGCAGGAACAAACGAATATGCAGTAACAACAGGATTTATGAGTGTAGACATTGACACAGTTATGTTAGATAGAAATGATACACTAAACGTAGAAGAAAGAAGACTAGTACCATTAACATATGATGAGTACATAGATGATCATAAAGAACGAGATGAACAAAGAGATTCAGGAGACTATGACACACCTATATATGTATATCTAACCCCTGATTATAAATTAGGATTTAGTCCTACTCCTGATAAAGCTTATGTAATAAAATACACTTATTATAAAGCACCTACAGAATTAGAAGCATCAGGGGATGTGCCAGAAGTGCCTTCACAGTATAAAAATACTTTAATAGATGGTGCATTGTACCATTTGTATATGATGAGAGATAACATAGAGCAGGCAGACAGAGCTTCTAGAGCTTTTCAGGAGGGGATAGACTACATGCGTTCTACACTAATAAATAAATATATTAGAATGCGTGACACTAGAGTTAGTGGCTTAGTCAATGACTGATAGGTTACAGGTAGCAAAAATACTGTCTGGTGGTGGTTTATATACCAATGAAAATTACTTAGCTCTTAGTGATAACCTACCAGGTGCAGCTACAGCTTTAGTTAATTTTGAAGTAGGGCAATATGGTGGCTACAGAAGAGTAAGTGGATACGAAGCACTAGACTCTACATACCATACTCCTGCAGGCACAGGGCAAATATTAGGACTAGCTATATATAATGGTTCTATATATGCAGCTAGAAAAGAAGCATCAGGAAATGATTATGATGTATTAAAGTACGCAGCAGGGGTAGGATGGTCATCAACTAGCTTGACATCTGGACAAGTTGCTACTAATGTAACAAGAGTAAGAACACTAAATCACTCTTTTACAGGAAGTAAAACATTAATACTAACAGATGGTATTAATTTTCCAATGAAATTAGTAGACACTACATGGACAAAATTAAACGGATCGTCTGATGTAGATAATGCTAAGTTTGCAGAAACATATAGAAGCCATTTGTTTTTTGCAGGCATGAGTCAGTCTCCTCAGTTATTAGTATTTACCGCACCTAATAGCGATAGCGATTTTACAGCAGCTAGTGGAGCAGGGGTAATAAATGTAGGCTTTGACATAATGGGCATAAAAAGATTTAGAGATGCTCTTTATATATTTGGTAAAACAGATATAAGAAAATTAACAGGAAGTTCTACCGCTAACTTTAGTTTAGCAGAAGTTTCAAGTAGCGTAGGATGTCTTGCAAGTGATAGCATAATAGAAATAGGTGGTGATGTATTATTTTTAGCACCTGATGGAATAAGAACTATTCAAGCTACAGAAAGAATTGGTGACGTTGAATTAGCTACAATTTCAAAACCTATTCAAAATGCATTACAGTTAATAGATATTGATTTTACATACGACCAATTAACTAGTGTAGTAGTAAAAGAAAAATCACAGTTTAGGTACATGTTTGGTAAATCAGGTTTAAGTGCAACTAGTACTGCAGGATTTATAGGGTCATTAAGAACATCGGACCAAAGGTCAGGATGGGAGTTTGGAGATTTAAGAGGTTTTAGAGCTTCTTGTGCAACTAGTGGTTTTATAGGAGACGATGAATTTGTTTTACACGGAGACTTTGATGGTAAAGTGTATAGACAAGAAAGAGGTGGAACATTTGGAGGAACTAATGTGTTCGCTTCTTATAAAACACCTTTTTTAGATTTTGGTAATCCACAATTAAGAAAATTGTTTAGTAAAGTAAGTATATTTACTAGACCTGAAGGAGATAATAACTTTTTGGTTACTGCAGATTATGATTGGGATGATGCAGATGTATTTAGTCCTACAGACTATACAATAGCATCTACAGGAGCTAAAGCAGAGTATAGAGATACTGCAACAAACTATAATACAGCAGGTTTTGTATATGGTGGTGCAACTAAAGCAGTTATTAAACAAGGAATACAAGGTTCAGGAAGTTCTATGTTGTTACGTTTTGTTACAACAAGTAGTGCAAACCCTTATAGTATATTTGGTTTTGCAATTCAATATGAGGAGGCAGGGTTAAGATAATGGCAGGATATGCGAGACAGAGTTCTAGTAGTATTGCGGATGGGGAAACAATTACAGCAGCCCCACTCAACAGTGAGTTTGACGCAGTATTAGCAGCATTTGCATTTAGTGGAGGACATAATCACGATGGTTCTTCTACTGAAGGAGCATATGTAGGTATATTAGCGGATGTTGACGCTTTAAATAAAATTGTTGTTGACAATACTAATAATAGACACGGTTTCTTTGTTGAAGTATCTTCTTCTGCTGTAGAACAAATAAGAATACAAGATGGTGCAATAGTTCCAGTAACTAGTAATGACATTGATCTTGGTACAAGCTCTTTACAATATAAAGATATACACATAGACGGTACTGCTTATATAGACACTCTTGAAATACATGTAGGTGCTTCTTTATCTGCAGGCGTATTATCTTTACCAGATGGATCAGCTTCTGCTCCAGTAATTACAAATACAGGCGATACAAATCAAGGTCTATACTTCTCAGGTACAGATGAAATGTCATTTACTGCAGGAGGAACTGCTCAAGTTACTTTTGCTGATGGTGTTATTAAACCTGTTACAGACAACGATGTAGATTTAGGTACATCAAGTTTACAATTTAAAGACATTCATATTAACGGTACAGCTAATATAGATACACTTGCAGGTACTACTATGAGTGGTAACTTAGCTATGGGTAGTAATAAAGTTACTGGTCTTGCCGCACCTAGTGCAGATGGCGATGCTGCAAGAAAAGTATATGTAGATGACGCTATAACTAATGCTTCTAACTTAACACAGCTTGGTGGTATTATAAATGTAAATGGTTTTCACTTCTTTGGTAGTTCTGGAGAAGACATTAAGTTTAAACCTGTAGGTAGTGCATCTATATTATCTACACAAGATACTGATGGAGAGTTTGTAGCTCTTGTTCTTAGAAACGAAAGTGATGCTGCAGATACAACAGGTATAGCTTCTCTTAGATTTGATTTAGAAGACACAGGTGGAAATACAGTAGACGCTGCTAAAATAGCAGTTAAAAAAGAAGCATCCTTTACTTCTACTGCAGCAACTCAAGATTCTTCTATGGTATTCTCTACATCTTTAAATGGTACACTAACAGAATATTTAAAACTAACAAGTGCAGGCATATTAGAACCTATAACAGATAATACTGTAGATATTGGTACATCTGCAAAACAAATTAAAGATATGTATGTACATGGAACAGCTTACCTTGATGCAATAGGTTTTGGTACTACTTCTATAACATTACCTACAGCAGACGGTTCAGCTAACCAAATACTAAAAACAAATGGTTCAGGTACTTTATCATTTGCCGATGATACAGGAACTACTATAAACAATGCTACAGAAAATGAACTAGTAACTGTATCTTCAACTACAACACAATTAGACGGTGAAGCTAATCTTACATTTAATGGTACAACGCTTACCTTAAATGGTAAGTTAGCCATGGCTTCTAATACAGCAGGTAAATTACTTATTGCAGATGGTACAGATTTTGAGCCTACTGCTGTTGGTGATCTATCTGAAATAAGTTCTGTTGCTAGTGATGATGTATTAATTGCATTAGATACTTCTGGTGGGGGTTTAAAGAAAATTACTAGAGCTAATTTAGTATCAGGTCTTGCTACATCAAGTGCTATATCTAATGTTGTAGAAGACACTAGCCCACAATTAGGTGGAGATTTAGACGCACAAGGTAAAGATATAACAGACGTAGGTATTTTATCTGCGGATGCTTCTGCAGGTATATATGGTGCTACAGGTAGTCCAGTAGTATTTACAGTTACTGTAGCTTCTAAAACTTCTGCACATCCTTACAATGGAGACGGTAGTTCTAGTGGTTATTTTTTAAATGGTGTAGAATCTCCTGCTCTTAAATTACACGGTGCAGATAGCGTTACATCTTCTTCAGGATATTATTACAAATTTGATCAAGCAGAGGGTACTAATAGCGGACACCCATTAAGATTTTATTTAGACGCTGCTAAAACAATAGCCTATACAACTGGTGTCACAACTAGTGGTACACCTGGTACTGCAGGTGCTCACACAACTATAGCAGTTACAGACCAGACTCCAAGCACATTATATTATCAATGTTCTTCTCATGGTTACATGGGTAACTATGCTAGTGTAGATTCAGCTAATATAACATCTAGTGGTGCAGTAAGTATAGACGCAGTAGGCGATGTTACTATAGATGCAGACGGTGGAGACATAGTATTTAAAGATGCAGGTACTACATTTGGTAGTGCTACTAATACTTCAGGCGATTTAATTATTAAATCAGGAACTACAACTGCTTTAACTTTTGATGGTGCTAATGCTACTGTTGCAGGTAATTTAGTTGTTACTGGTAATCATACTGTAAACGGAACTACAACAACTGTAAACTCTACTACAGTAACTATAGACGATCCTATCTTCACACTAGGCGGAGATGGTACTCCAGGCTCTGATGACAATAAAGATAGAGGTATTGAATTTAAGTATCATACAGGTTCTGCAGCTAAAGTAGGTTTCTTTGGTTGGGATGATTCTGCAGGTGCATTTACATTTGTACCAGATGCTACAAACTCTTCCGAAGTATTTAGCGGTACTGTAGGCAATGCAATA